TCTATCCCTTCAGAAGAAAATTGGGGAGAACCAAAAACTACTATGATGCATCAAGCTAAACCTGATCACTCTGCTGGTAAAACTGGTGGTGTTAAATTAGGCAATGCTGGTGGATTTAAAAAAGGTGGTAAGGCTAAACATCACTACGCAACTGGTGGTGAAGTATCATCCGAAGAAAATTGGGGTGATTATGCTACTACTAAAGTTCATCAAGCAAAACCTGATATGTCAAAAGGTAAAACTGGCGATGTTAAATTAGGTAATGCAGGTGGTTACAAAAAGGGTGGTAAAGCTAAGAAATATGCAACAGGCGGTGTAGCTTTATCAAACGCAGGTGGCTACAAAAAAGGCGGCGCACCAAAAAAAGCGTTTGCTAGTGGTGGATCAGTACAAGACGAAGGCAAAGCCACTAGTATGCCACAAGGAAATAAAAAGCCTTCAGCTCCTGTAGCAATTAACATGCTTTCAGGTTCTTTCAAAAAAGGCGGTAATGTATCTTCTAAAGAGTTACAAGCTGATTTTAAAAAAGAAAATGCAACTTCAATGAAAGAAGCAAAAGCAAAGCTTTTAGATAAGTATTCACCTTATCAAAAGGTTGGTGGTGGTCAAGTTAGTGACAGTGAGTATCAGTCTGTTATGCAAGCTGAAAAAGCGGGTAAAAAAACTATGATTGACAAACCAGTAAAAGCAACACCAAAAGCTGAAAAGCGTTATCCTTCAGGTTTAACTGATAGCGATATTGATAAAGTACTTTCTTCTAAGAAATTCCAAGAAGATGCTTCACATTTTTCAGACTATAAACGCGGTGGTAAAGCAAAGAAGTAAACTAGGATAGGGGAGGCAACTCCCCTTCCACTAATTTTTTAAGGATTAATTATGGCAGACGCAGTCACATCTCAAACGCTACTTGACGGTGAGCGTTTGGCAATTATGAAATTTACAAACATTAGCGATGGCACAGGAGAAAATGCTGTTACTAAAGTCAATGTATCCACATTAAACCCAAGCGCATCAGGTGGCGCATGTAATGGGGTCACTGTTACAAAAATAACTTCAGTATGTCATGGCATGGAAGTTAGAATGCTTTGGGATGCTACAACAGACGTTCCATTCTTTTTAAGTACAGTAAACACAAATTATGAAAATGATTTTTCAAGTATTGGTGGAATTACAAATAATTCAGGCGCAGGAAAAAACGGCAATATATTATTTAGCACATCAGATCAAACAGCCGGTGATACTTACACTGTTGTTTTAGAGATGGTTAAACATTACGCGAGTGTATAATCATGCCACTAATCAAAAGTAAATCTAAAGAAGCTTTTGCTAAAAACATTAAAGCTGAAATCAAAGCAGGCAAGCCACAAAAACAAGCTGTAGCTATTGCTTATTCAGTTAAGCGATTAGCTAAAAAAGCTGAAGGTGGTGATATTGCACAAGATAAAAAGATAATTAAAAAAGCTTTTGCAATGCACGACAAACAACAACACGAAAATAAAAAAACAGATTTATCTAAACTTAAACGTGGCGGTTCATGCCAATGGTAAAGAGAGGATTATATGCAAACATTCATGCAAAACGTGAAAGAATTGCTCACGGTAGTAAAGAACATATGCGTAAACCTGGTTCACCAGGCGCTCCTACACGTCAAGATTTCATTGAGTCTGCTAAGACAGCCAAAGCAAGTGGCGGAGGAGTCAACCTCTCAGTCGGAAGAGGAGAAAAACTCTCAACAAAACAAGGCGCAGGATTAACTGCTAAAGGCCGCGCCAAATATAACAGAGAAACAGGCAGTCATTTAAAGGCACCACAACCTCAAGGAGGCTCACGCAAGAATAGTTTCTGTGCACGCATGTCAGGTGTTGTAAAACACTCTAGTGGCGATGCACCAAGAGCTAAAGCATCTTTAAGACGTTGGAATTGCCCCGGCTGGTAAAGGAAAAACATGGCTTATTCAGGTACCGTAGGAACCACAGTTGTAAATGTACAAGAAGTTATTGATCACGCAGTTCGTAGATGTGGAAAATTAGCTGAAGAAATCACTTCAGAACAACAACTCATAGCTAGACAATCACTATATTACTTTTTATCAAGTTTAATTAATATTGGTATTCAATATTGGGCAATTAGTAAAGAAGTTATTGGTCTAACGCCTGATAAATACATATATGATTTACCTTTAGGTGCAAACGATGCACTTAATGTGCTTTATCGCACAATGAATCGCCCTAGCGGTCAATACACATCATCAGCAGGAGGCGTAGTAGCAAATGTCTATGATGGAAATACTAGCACTTATTGCCAACAAACTTCACCAAATGGAAATATCTCCGTCTTTTATGGCACGAATGATCCTATTTATGCTGGTAGCATTGGTATTCTTCCGTATGTAGCAGGCGGTGGGGTAGCTACATGGTCAGTTATCTATGAATACTCTACTGACGGTACAAATTGGAACACATTAGATAATTTAGGTTCGGTTGTAGTTCAAGACAATCAATGGATTTGGACTGATATTGACCCAGGTCAAAATGTTACTTATTACAGAGTTCGTGTATATGCTGGCACTACATTGGCTCTTCGTGAGCTTTACATTGGTAATAATAGCCGTGAACTTCAAATGTCACGCTTAAATCGTGATGATTACACAAACTTACCAAATAAAAACTTTACAGCAAATCAACCATATCAATTTTGGTTTGACAGAACAATTCCTGTGCCAAAAATCTATTTATGGCCAACACCATCAGACGCATTCGTGCAAATGACTGTTTGGTATTCACGTCAAATTATGGATGTAGGTGCTCTCACAGATGAGTTAGAAATTCCACAAAGATGGTACGAAGCGATTATAATGAATTTAGCACATCGTTTAAGCTTAGAATTGCCACAAGTTCCAATGGACAGAGTTCAATACTTGGAAAGAATGGCAGCTCAATACCTTAACGAGGCAGAGCAAGAAGAAAGAGATAAGTCTCCAATTTATTGGGCACCGAATATTTCAGTGTATACAAAATAATGCCTGTATTCATGGACACAGAGGGGTTAGCTAGTCTTGCAATAGCAGTATGTGATCGATGCAAGATGAAAAGAGCGTTAGTAAATCTAATGCCTGATAGCAATTTCCCCGGCCTTAGAGTATGTAATGAAGGATGCAGAGATCAACTTGATCCATATCGCTTGCCTGCAAGAAAAACTGAAAGAATTAACCTTAGATTTCCACGTCCTGATGTGAGTGTGGCAGTTACAGACAACAGCATTATTACTACTGGTTACGGTGGTTATGTTGTATCACCTGAACAAAACACACAAGATCCTGAGAACAATGGAAACCTCGATAACTTAACCGTGAGTCCGTAAAACATGGCAAATGTACAGATAACCCAATTACCTAACGCTGGTGCAATAACGGGCACAGAAGCAGTGCCCATAGTACAAAATGGCGTAACCGTTCAAACAACAACGGCTGCACTTGCAGGTGCGCCTACATTAACAGCTTCATTCTTAGAAGTTAGCAATTCTGTAACAACACCAAACTCACGTTACTTTGCAGTAGGTTCAGGCTTAACTACAACCGATGGTGGTGCAGCAAGCTCATTTACAGTTAGCCTTACAGGTGCATTAGCTAATTTAAATACATTAGGTAATGGTCTTGTAGCAAAAACGAGTACAAGTGTTCTTGCAAATAGAACAATTACTGCAGGTACTGTAGGCTTATCACTCGCTAATGGTGATGGTGTATCAGGCAATCCTACTGTAAGTCTTACAGGGTTACCATTAAGTTTAGCTCAATTAACAGGCTCAGGCATTCTTACATACAGTGGCTCTACATTAAATCCACGCACAATAACAGGCACATCAAACACAATCACTGTGACTAATGGTACAGGCGCTAGTGGTGACCCAACGATTACGATTGCAGACAATCCAATCTTGCCTGGCACAGGATCTGTTACTGTTCCTCTTGGAACAACAGCACAAAGACCTGCGGGATCAATTGGTCAATTTAGATACAACTCAACCACAGGATATTTTGAAGCATATGATGCTACAGGCTGGAACACAATTGCATTAGGTGGTGTAAGTTCATTCAGTGCAGGTTCAACAGGATTCTCTCCAGGTTCACCAACTGGTGGCAATATTGTTTTATCAGGCACATTAAATGTTGCAAGTGGTGGTACTGGTGCTAACACTTTAACAGGTTATGTTAAAGGCAGTGGCACATCTGCTATGACAGCGTCATCCACAATTCCAAACACAGATGTTACTGGTTTAGGAACAATGTCTACACAAAATGCAGGCTCTGTATCTATTACAGGCGGTTCAATTACAAGCACAACACTCACAAATAATACGATCAACAGCACAACAATTGGTGTAACAACACCTGATGTAGGATACTTTACTAGCCTATACACAAACGGTGCTTTAGCAATTAGTGCATCAAGCACAAACACACTTACAAATAAATCTATAAGTGGAAGCACAAATACATTATCAAATATTCCTAATTCAGCACTTACCAATAGCACAGTTACTATTAATGGTGTTTCAATTCCACTTGGATCATCAGGCACAGTAACTGCAACACTTGCTAACGCTTTAACAATTGGAACAGGTTTAACAGGAGGAACATTCGATGGTTCAGTCCCAAAAACAATTGCGATTGATTCAACTGTTGTTACGCTTACAGGGACTCAAACTCTTACCAATAAGACGCTAACTGCACCAGTTATTTCAACAATTACAAATGTTGGCACATTAACTTTACCATCATCTACTGATACATTAGTAGGTCGCGCAACATCAGATACATTAACAAACAAATCTATTAGCGGATCTACAAACACTGTTACTAACTTACCAAACAGTGCATTAACAAATAGTTCAGTCACTATCAATAGCAATACAATTGCTCTAGGTGGTTCTGCAACAATTACAGCTGCAAATCCTAATGCTTTAACGATTGGCACAGGCCTTACTGGCACATCTTACACAGGCGCTTCTGCTGTAACTATTGCGATTGATACGGCAACTGTAGCTACATTAACTGGCGCACAAACACTAACTAACAAAACGATCAGTGGTGCATCTAATACATTATCAAACATTGGTAATTCATCACTTACAAACAGTTCTGTCACGATTGGTTCTACATCTGTATCGCTTGGTGCAACTGCATCTACAATTACAGGATTAACATTAACATCACCAACAATTGCAACAATTACTAACGGTGGAACAATTACAATTCCATCAACAACTGATACATTAGTTGGTAGAAATACAACTGATACATTAACAAATAAGACAATTAGTGGATCATCTAACACCATTACAAATATTGGCAATAGTTCACTTACAAATAGCTCAATTACTTTAGGAACTACAACTGTTTCTCTTGGTGGAACAACATTAACTCCTGCAGGATTTACATCAGTTACTGTTACACAAAATCCAACACAAGATTTACAACTTGCAACCAAAGCATATGTTGATGCAGCTATTTCTAATGTTAACTATCATCAAGCTGTTCAATATGCAACTGTTGTTGATTTAGGTACAGTTACTTATAACAATGGTTCATCAGGTGTGGGTGCAACTATTACTAACGCAGGAACACAAGCGGCCTTAGTAATTGACGGTCATACTATGACCTCAACAGATGCAACAAATCAAATTCGTTTGTTAATTAAGAATGAGTCTAATGGTGCATATAACGGTATTTATAACCTAACTAATCAAGGATCAGGATCAATAAACTGGTCTATGGTTCGTGCATTAGATTATGACCAAGTTGGTACAGGTGTGAATGAAGTAGCACCTGGTGACACAATGTATGTCATTAATGGAACTCAAAATGCCACAACATCATGGGTTCAAACAACAGACTTTCCAATTGTAATTGGAACAACATCAATACAATTTGCACAAGTCGGTGGACCTTCAGGTGGGTATATTTGGGGAACAGGATTACAACTTTTAGGTTCTACAGTAAGTATTGCTAACACTACTGTTACCGCAGGAAGTTACACATTAGGTAACTTTACGGTGAATACACAAGGCCAATTAACTGCTGCATCATCAACAGCAACTACAGGTACTGGTAATGTAGTTTTATCTACATCTCCAACGCTTGTAACACCTGTGTTAGGAACACCAACATCAATAACCTTAACTAACGCAACTGGATTACCTTTATCTAGTGGTGTTACTGGAACATTGGGCACAACTAA